AAATCTAATCGCTTATGACGTTGCTGGTGTTCAGCCAATGACTGGTCCTACAGGTTTGATTTTTGCAATGCGTGCACGTTACAATGCTCAGACTGGTACATCAAATACTGAAGCTTTCTACAACGAGGCTAACACAGTATTCTCTGGTAATACATCTACCAACAACCCATACGGTTTCCAAGGTAACTTGGCATCTGATACATCTACACAGTTTCAGAATCCTACTTCTGGCACAACAACTTCTGGTATCGCTATTCCTACAGCACAAGCTGAAGTATTAGGTTCCGATGTTGGTCAACCGTTCCAGCAGATGGCATTTACAATTGAGAAAGTTACTGTAACTGCTCAATCCCGTGCCTTGAAAGCTGAGTACTCACTCGAACTAGCACAAGACTTAAAAGCAATTCATGGTCTTGACGCTGAAACAGAATTGTCAAACATTCTGTCTACCGAGATCCTTGCTGAAATCAACCGTGAAGTTATCCGTACAATCTACACCTGTGCTGTTGCTGGTGCTCAGTATGGTACAACTACTGCTGGTTATTTCGACTTAGATACCGATTCAAACGGTCGTTGGTCTGTTGAGCGTTTCAAAGGTTTGATTTTCCAAATTGAACGTGACGCTAACGTAATTGCCAAGCAAACTCGTAGAGGTAAAGGTAACGTATTGATTGTTTCATCTGACGTAGCATCTGCAATGGCTATGGCTGGTGTTCTTTCTTACACTCCTGCTCTACAAGCTGACCTCCAAGTTGACGATACAGGCAATACATTTGCTGGTATGTTACATGGTCGTATCAAGGTTTACATTGACCCATACTTTGGTGGATACACAAGCAACCAAGAATTAGTCACCATCGGATACAAAGGCTCTTCACCTTACGATGCTGGTATTTTCTATTGCCCATACGTTCCTCTACAAATGGTTCGTGCAGTTGACCAGTTCACATTCCAACCAAAGATTGGATTCAAAACTCGTTACGGCATGGTAGCAAACCCATTTGCTCAAGGTCAAGACGCTGGTTTTGGACGCTTAAATGCTCGTACAAACGTTTACTATCGTTTGTTTGGCGTCAAGAACTTGATGTAATCCAAAAGAAAATAAATCACCTTAGAGTGATATTTCAAAGACCACCTTCGGGTGGTCTTTTTTTTGGTTCATAAATAAACATATGAATGCACTTACAAGACAACCCCAAAATACTAACTATTTACAGCCAACAAAATTCTTGTTGGTCTTTAATAGGATGCCTACGGTACAATACTTCTGCCAGTCTGTAAATATACCAGGAGTTTCACTAGGAGAGGCCCCATTGAATTTTCCAGGCATAGATGTATACTCGCCTGGTAATAAAATGTCCTATAAGCCACTTACTATAAGTTTTTCTGTGGATGAGAAGTTACAGTCATGGCAAGAAATACACTCTTGGTTCCGTTCCATTGCGTCACCAGAAGGCACAGAAGAAAGAAATCGTCTTGCTGCCTTACAGAATTCTAATAGTCCTAAAGGAAAAGCTGGTTTTTCTGATGCCACTTTGACTGTACTTTCAGCGTTAAATAATCCCATCATTCGTGTACATTTTATTAACACCTTTCCAACAGACTTATCAGACATCCAGTTTGACACCAAAAGTTCTGCAGATGAGATTATTACTGCTGATGCCACTTTTAGGTTTGACTATTTTAATTTTGAATTGGCTTGACAACATAACGTATATGTGATATTATACAAGTTTAGAATAACTTTTTTATTATATTATGGAAAACTTAGAACAAGTATTAAAGTATTGGGAATCAGATGCAGATATGGACCAGACAGAACCTGGCAAAGAACTGTTGAAGATTCCTAAACTACACAACAAATACCTCTCCATTCTTACCAAACATAAAATTGCCTCTAAGAAGGCACACTTTGATTACTTGCGTATGCGTAAGGTGAAATGGGAATACTATACAGGTAAAATGTCACAAGATGAACTTGCCGAATATGGTTGGGAACCTTTTCAGTTTACCCTCAAATCCGACATTAATACATACTTAGAGGCCGATAGTGATTTAATTAAACTATTGGAAAAGAAAGTATATCATGAAGAAACCATTTCGGTGGTTGAATCAATTATGAATGAATTGAAACAAAGAACATGGCAACTTCGTGACTTTATATCATGGGAAAAATTCATTGGCGGACAGTAATTTAATAATCACCAAAAAAGATGAAGTATATGTAAAGATAATTTGCGAGAAACATATCGCTAGAGAGTTATCAGAGTTCTTCACATTCTTTGTTCCTGGTTATCAATTTGTTCCTGCTTATCGTAATCGAATTTGGGATGGAAAGATAAGACTTTTCAATCTTCAAAGTTTTACTTTATATCGTGGTCTATTAAATTATGTGGAACAGTTTTGTGAAGAAAGAGATTACACTTTTGAATTTGAAGGTGGTGTGGATGTTGAAGATGAATTCTCTCTGTATCATGCCAAAAAGTTTGCAGAAGATTTAAACATTCATTCTAATGGTAAACAGATTGAAGTAAGAGAACACCAGTTAAATGCCTTTGTTCATGCCATGCAAAAACGGCGAGCGTTGTTGGTTTCACCAACTGCATCAGGCAAATCTCTTATCATCTATCTACTGTTTCAACAATTACACAAATACCAAAATCTTAAAGGTCTTGTTATTGTTCCAACCACTTCTTTGGTTGAACAGTTGTACTCCGATTTTGGTGACTACAATGATGGTGAAATGACCAATGTTCACCGTATTTACCAAGGCAAAGAAAAGGAATCAGATAAAGATTTAATTATTTCTACATGGCAGTCTTTGTATAAAATGCCGCCAGAATACTTCAAACAGTTTGATTATGTGATTGGTGATGAGGCACACTTATTCAAAGCACAATCTCTCACCACAATTCTTACCTCCTGCGTTAATGCCAAATACCGTATTGGTCTTACAGGTACATTAGATGGTACTAAAACTCATAAGCTGGTGTTAGAAGGATTATTTGGTTCTGTAAGAAAAGTTATTACCACAAAAGAATTGATTGATAAAGACCAACTGTCCAACTTTGAGATTAAATGCCTTGTATTAAAACATACCGATGAAGAATGTTTATTTGTAAAAGATAAGACTTATGCTGATGAAATTCAATATCTCATTTCACACGAAACTCGTAATAAATTCATTAAGAATCTGGCGGTTAGCCTAGGTAAAAATACACTTGTATTGTATCAAATGGTTGACAAACATGGCAAAATACTGTATGATATGATAAAGGATACAGAGAAAATTGGCAACAGAAAAGTTTTTTTTATTCATGGTGGTGTAGATACAACAGACCGTGAAGATATCAGAAAGATTATGGAGATAGAACAAGATGCTATTATTGTGGCTAGTTTTGGGACTTTTAGTACTGGTATTAATATTAGGAATTTGCATAACATTATATTTGCAATGCCAACAAAATCGAGCATTCGAACTTTGCAAAGTATTGGACGAGGCTTACGACAGAATGAAGGCAAAGAAATAGCCACATTATATGACATATCGGATGACCTTAGATATAAAAAACATATGAACTATACTTTAAAACATTTCGTGGAAAGAACAAAGATATATAATGAGGAGAAGTTCCCTTTTAAAATATACAAAATAGGATTAAAAAATGCTTGAGTATAAAACACAAATAATTAAACTACAAAATGGAACTGATTTAATTGCCAATGTAGCTTTGAATAGTGCCGAAGAATATGTTTTAGAGGAACCAATGGAGTTCAATATTGATTTTCGTGGTAGAGGAGAATCTGGATTAGTAATGCGTCATTGGTTACCTGTTCAATTATTAAAAAAGAATTCAATCTCGATTAAAACCAAAGATGTCCTTTCTGTGATGGAACCTGAGGATGAATTCTGTGAATATTATCTTAATACGGTATATAAGATTAAAGAATTATTAAAAGCAAAATCTCTTGTCGATGAAATGGATGACGATGAGATACAAGAGATGCTTGATGAATTTGAAGATTTAAGGAATGATGGAGATACAATCCATTAATACTTTCAACCAAGGACATACTCGACTATACACACTTGTCAAGCGCATGTCAATAACATTATGTGGTAATTATGATTTTAGTAACAGGTAGTGCCGGATTCATTGGTGGGAACTTCCTACATCATTTGTACAAAGAAAATGCTAGGCGACAGGTTGTCTGTGTTGATAACCTCACCTACGCCTCCAATCTAGATTACATCAAACCATTGATTGATAGTGGTTTTGTTATCTTTCGTAAGGCAGATATCTCTAGCAAGAAAACTATGGAGAAATTATTCTCAGAGTTTAATCCAGATTATATTGTCAACTTTGCCGCTGAATCTCACGTTGATAACTCCATTCATAATTACCAACCTTTTATTAAAACTAATATCTTAGGCACTATTAATTTATTAGAATGTTCTCTCAAGTTAAAAGATTTAAAAAAGTTTGTACATATTTCCACAGATGAGGTATATGGTAGTTTAGAATTGGATGATGAGAATAGTTTTACAGAGAACACTGCATATAAACCAAACAGTCCATATTCAGCATCTAAAGCCTGTAGCGACCATTGGGTAAGAGCATTTAATGTTACATACGGCTTGCCAACCGTCATAACAAACTGTTCCAATAACTATGGACCAGCACAAAACAAAGAGAAGTTAATACCAAAAATTATTAACAATGCTTTAAATGATATTGAAATACCAATTTATGGTACTGGTGATAATATCAGAGATTGGTTATATGTTGATGACCATTGTAAAGCAATTAATCTGGTTATGAAAAATGGCCGTATTGGTGAAACATATAACATTGGTGGTGGCACAGAAGGTTCAAATTTAAATTTGGCAAAAACTATATTAGATATTATGGGTAAACCTCATAGTCTAATTTCTTTTGTTACTGACCGATTAGGTCATGATAAACGGTATTCAATTAATTATGACAAAATCAAAAATGAATTGGGTTATACTCCAGATTATAGGTTGGAAAATGGATTAAGAATAACAATAGATTGGGTAAAGAATGGCAACTAGGCAAAAACATTATATAAACAATGCTGATTTTCTTGCGGCTTTGGTGGATTATCAAGAGGGAGTAAAAAAAGCAAAGAAAAATAAAACAGAACCACCTCCTATACCAAATTACATTGGTGAGTGTTTTATGAAGATTGCAGAAGGTCTATCACATAAACCTAACTTCATTAACTATACCTACCGTGATGAAATGATGTCTGATGGTATTGAAAACTGTTTAATGTATTTTTCCAATTTTGATCCAACCAAATCTAAAAATCCATTTGCTTATTTTACCCAAATTATTTACTTTGCCTTTCTACGAAGAATCTCCAAAGAAAAGAAACAAACCTATGTTAAGTATAAAGCTACTGAACAAATGGGTATTTTGGATGAGTTTGAAATGTTAGAATTGGAAGATGGTACCACAAGGCAATTTGAATTGTATGATAACATCTCTGAGTTTATTGAAAACTTTGAAACGGCAAAAGAAAATAAAAAAGCGGCAAAGAAACCAAAAGGGATTGAAAAGTTCTTAGACGAATGATATAATGACAAGATGAAAATAGCAATTATAACCGACCAACATTTTGGAGCCAGAAATGATTCAATTCATTTCCTGGATTACTATGAAAAATTTTATGCGGAAACATTCTTTCCTACTATTAAATCTCAAGGTATTGATACTGTGCTTATCCTTGGGGATACTTTTGACCGCCGTAAGTATATAAACTTCTTTACTTACAAACGTACCAGAGAAATGTTCTTTGATAAACTGTCAGATATGGATATTGAAGTATTCATGTTGGCTGGCAATCATGATACCTATTTTAAAAATACCAATGATGTAAATTCGGTAAACCTATTACTACAAGAGTACAAAAATATTACTGTAATAGATAAACCAACTACAATTTGGTTAAAAGAAAAACACCCTATTTGTATGATGCCTTGGATTTGTCCTGATAATCACGATGATAGTATGTTTGTATTATCTGACACCGATGCCAACATTTGTATGGGTCATTTTGAAATTGCCGGCTTTGCCATGCATCGTGGTATGCCATCACACGAAGGATTAGACCGTGGAATATTTAAAAAGTTTGATGTTGTTTTTTCAGGTCATTATCACCACCGTTCAAATCAAGACAATATCCGTTATCTTGGCAATCCTTACGAACTCACCTGGCAGGATTATAATGATCCGAGGGGCTTTCATTTGTTTGATGTTGATACTCTTGATTTGGAATTTATTGAGAACCCCAACGTAATGTTTCATCGTATTACCTATGATGATAAAGAAATCACCATTTCGGAGATGTTAGCCAAAGATTTAGACAAGTATACCGGAACATATGTTAAGGTTGTGGTAGTCAACAAAACTAATCCACATCTATTTGACCGATTTATGGATAAGTTATACAAAGTTAATCCAATCGATATTACCATTGCCGAGGACTTTGCTGACTTGACAGAAGGTGTAGATGATGATATGATTAATGAAGCTGAAGATACTATTACAATCATTAACAAGTTTGTGGATGGTATTTCAGAAGAACATATTGATAATAGCAAACTCAAAACGGTATTGAAAGAACTGTATGTTGAGGCATTGAATCAGGAGCAAGCGTGAATAATAAAATTAAAGATTTAGCTGAAAAGTCTGGATTATACATTGCATACGATAATCGTGAAGTAACCGATAAAGAAATTGAATTCTTTGCAGAATTAATTATTAATGAATGTATGGATGCCGCTAGAAAATATACACTAGACCATTCCGGTATTAATAAAGATTATAGTGGTAAAATTTTAGTATGTGAAGCAATCAAAGAACATTTTAGTAAATGATTATATTTCAAAAAGTCAGGTGGAAAAACTTTCTTTCAACTGGCAACTCGTTTACAGAAATTGATTTTCAAAGGTCACCAAACACATTAATCATTGGTAATAATGGTGCAGGTAAGTCCACTATACTAGATGCCTTATGTTTTGGTCTCTTTGGTAAACCATT